CAAGCCTGCGGAGCTCGGGCCATGAATGAAACCATCTTGGCGCTGGACTTGGGCACGACCACAGGCTGGGCATGCAGGCCCATGGACGGCAGCATTGTGCATGGCTGGGCCAGCTTCAAGCCCGGCAGGTACGAAGGTGGGGGCATGCGTTATTTGCGCTTCAAGCAGTGGCTGTCCGAGCTCAAGGGCACCGTGGGCGGCGAGCTGCAGGCGGTGTACTTTGAAGAGGTGCGCAGGCATGCGTCAACTGACTCAGCGCATGTCTACGGTGGGCTGATGGCCACGCTGACCAGCTGGTGTGAGCACCACAAGATCCCTTACCAAGGCGTGCCGGTTGGCACGATCAAGAAGCATGCGACCGGCAAGGGTAATGCTGACAAGCTGGCCATGGTCGAGGCCATGCAGCTGCTTGGCCACCCGGTTACAGATGACAACGAGGCAGACGCGCTGGCGCTTTTACACTGGGCATTGGAGGTGCAATCATGTTGATGACTGTTTTTTGGGTGGTAGCACTCATGCTGTTGGGTTCGCTGTTGACCCTGATTGTGCTGTGGTTGATGTTGAAATTCTTGGAACAAAAATGATGCACATCAGCTACGTCAAACTATTCCGCGACGATGAGGGCACCGTGCGTGACAGCCAAGAGGCCAACGGTGAGATCCGCAACTTCCAGCACCAGATTGAGCTGCTCAAGCAGGCGCTGGAGCGGGAGATGAACACAGTGGCCGACCTCAGAGAGCTGCTGGACTCGGTCAGGCGCATTGCGTTTGAGCTCAACGAAGAGATATTGAAGGACAACAATGCCAAGAGGTAAAAGTGATATCACCGGTGTGAACATACAGATCTATGCGCGGGTGACGGCTGGACAACGTGAGATGTTCCACCAGCTTGGCGGTGCCAAGTGGCTGCGCAAACAGCTCACAGCTGAGCTGGAGAGGCGCTGGCAGGCAGATCAGCCAAGCCTTGGCAAGAAGATCATCAGCCGTGTCTTCGGTAGATGAGCTGGCCTGCCCAGCATGCGGCAAGGTTCACCCAGATGCCAAGCTCATCACGCTGCCAGATGGCAGCATTGTGGGCAGTTACAGCAATGAGTACCGGGCTTACACCGAGGCCAAGTGGGTGCTGGAGAAGCTGCCTGTCACGGTCAACAGGCGGCGCAAGAAGACACCGCAGATCAGCAGGCGGGACTACATCATGGCGGTGCTTGACAAGCGTGGCCAAGAGTCAGCCAATGAGCTGGCCAACAACGTCACCAAGCTATGGAAGGCAGCCAAGTGAACGCGATGACTGAGCCTGTCAACTTTGCCATACCCAAGAAGCCAAGGATCTTTGCCAAGGATCCCTTGCCAGACCAGCGCAAGGTGGTTGTGCTGCCGATCAAGGCGGTCTTTGACCCAAAGATATCCCACGGCGCATTGCATGTACTTGCAGCGCTGTGCAGCTACTGCAACCGGGCTGGCATCACATGGGTGAGTCAGACAAGGTTGGCCAAGGAGCTGAACATCACCCAGCAAGCAGTGGCCAAGCAGTTCAAGCAGCTGCGTGAGCTTGGCTACCTTGAGACAGTCAAGAAGGGATTCAAGGGCGAGCGCACAGACACGCTGCGGGTCATCTTCGACAAGTCAGTGGACGCAGCAACAGCCATGGCCGTCACCAGCAGCATGGAAGACACACGGTCACCAGCAATCAAGGAGCAGCAAGCAATGGAAGCAGACGAAGCAAACAAAGAGGGCCAAGCCAGAGTCGCCCAAGCAATCAGCAAAGTACTCAGGCAACCAATCAAGAGGTACACAACCATGCCCAAACAAGGCGAGACAGTCACAGTCAGGAACATGAAAGCAGCCATCAACAAGGCACAATCAAAAGGTCAACAACCTGTGGATAACCATGCCCACAATCACAACCCAGAGGTTGTAAATGCAGACAAGTTACATTCACAACCCAATCACAACCTACAGGTTGTAGATAACACCAAAGAACACAAGAAGACAACATGTTATGAAGTTGACATTTTAAAAGAAGATGCAGACATGTCTGTTCTGCACAACCAAGATGTCGCACAACTTGTCAGCGACGGCATGTCTGCACAGCAGGTCAAGGACGCGCTCGACACCCTGCTGCCGCTGTACGCAGCCGAGGGCATCACGCCCAGCTCGGCCATCCTGATGGCAGGGATCCGGCAGTTGCAGGCAGATGCCAGATGATTGGATACCCCGCCAAGCCACAGGATCCAGCCTTCCAGCCACGATCACAGGCTGGTCTAGGCGCAGGTAGCCACTCGACCTGTCAGCGCGTTGTAGGCCCTGTAATCCGAGGTGTACAGCCAGCATACGAACGTATGGATTTTGTACAGGGCTGGCAGATCGATGCGTGTCTGGCTGCTGGCAGGGGCAGGCTTGCATATGCGCCAGCGGGTGCGCAGGCGTACCGCCCACGACGACGCGCACGGAACGCGACCCTTGCCCCCCCACCCCACACCGTAGCGTACGGGGCCCACTCCAAAATTTTCCCCACTTTTTCAACGACAATCATGTAAAGGACTTTTATGACAAACGACAATGAGATCAAGCCCAGTGAGGGCAAGGCGTGGAAGAACGCTGAGAAGACTGAGGCGTGGCATGGGGACTACAAGGGCACGTTTGTGATGCCTGACGGGACTAAGCACTTCTTGGACATCTACGTCAACAAGAAGCCTGACGGCGGGGCTTGGTTCAAGATCAAGGTTGGCAAGGCCAAGACATCTGGTGGCGGGTTTGTGGCTGCTGCTGCGCCTGTGTTTGCTGCTCCCCAGCCGAGCCCCAAGCCTGCGGTTCCTGACACTGATGACGATATACCGTTCTGATGGCAAGGGTTAAGTCAACCGTGATCCCTCCCCTGACCAACTGGGGCGGGGTGAGGTCTGTGCAGCGCAGGCTGGAGCGCTCAAGCACCATCATGGCCAACAAGGAGGCTGTGGCTTATGCGTTGCTGAGCATGGCCAACACCAAGCTGACAGATATCATGAGCTGGGATGAGGAGGGCAATGTAACTGTCAAGCGCTCAAGCGATATACCAGAGCATGCGTTGCACGCGATCAAGAGCATCAAGGTCAACAGCAAGAAGGACTCTGATGGCAATGTGTACTCCACGCTGGACATTGAGCTGTATGACAAGGTGGGTGTCTTGAGGCTGCTGGCCAAGGCAAGTGGACTTCTAGACAACCCTGACGACGGCAATGAGAAGCCGAGTGTGATTGACATCAATGTGGTGGCACCAAGGGGGGAAGAATGACACAAGATGAAATCATTGAGATGGCTATACAGGCAGGTGCTTCACCTGACGAAAATAAGATTTGGCTTATGTATGCAGAAGAAATTGAAGCCTTTGCCAAACTTGTAGCCGCCAAGGAAAGAGAAGCGTGTGCAAAGATTGTTGAAGATTCACCATCTTATGACTGGCACAAATTTGCTTGTGAAGCCGCCGCCGCCATCAGAGCAAGGGGACAAGCATGACACAAGAAGCATTGAAGCTGGCGCTTGAGGCGTTGGAAGCAAACGACCAACTTATCAACGGAACTGGCACTAAAGGAGGATTGGTGTACTGCATGGATGGCTATTATTCTGGTTGTTTTGATGTTGACCCAATCAATAAACAAACAGAAGAAGCCATAGCTGCCATCAAAGAAGCCTTGGCACAGACTGAGCAAGAGCCTCTAAAGATATTTCAATACAACTGCACTTGCGGCAGAACAATGAAGTTTGAATCAGTGCATGGTGTCGTTGCACCACAGCGCACAGAGCAGAACTTTTGCTCACGATGCGGGAAGCGAGTGGGTGGCATAGACAGCATTCATACTTGCACACCACCAATGGAGATGAACACATGAAATACGAAGACATCAAATACTTCTCTCAACGCTGTGAAGAACACCCTGACCATCAAAGCGGAATGATTAGCAACTCAATGATTCAACAGAGGTTGCATGAAGAAATTGACGAACTGCGTGAGTACATTGAACAGCTTCAAGGAGAAGAACACATGAACACTTGTCCAAACTGCGGAAAGGTAGCAGGTCTTCACTCAAGCATATTGCAAGGGTGTATGTGTCAATACTCAATGCAAGCGCCAGCACAGCGCACATGGGTAGGGCTAGAGGGAGAAGAAATTAGGAATTTGTGGGAAGAAGCCACAAAACCCGACAGAAGCACCATGACTATGGTCACATCATTTGCAAAGAGCATTGAAGCCAAACTCAAGCAAAAGAATCATGTGGCGCAAGAGACAAATTAAAAGACTGGAGCAACAAGATGAGCCGTACCAAAGAGATGTCCGACAAGAGCGTGCCGATGGCGGGTCTGAACCTAGACTTCAGCGAGTCACCCGTGATCTACGACTTCATCCAATCCAAGAACTTTGTGCAAGGGATAATGGGGCCGGTGGGCTCAGGCAAGAGCTACGGCTGCGCAGCCAAGATCTTCATCAAGGCGGTGCAGCAAAAGGCCAGCCCGATTGACAACGTCAGGTATAGCAGGTGGGCCATTGTCCGAAACAGCTACCCCATGCTGAAGACGACAACCATCAAGACATGGTTGGATCTCTTCCCTGAGTCAACCTTTGGCCCCATGCTGTGGACACCACCCATCACCCATCACATCCGGCTGCCTGCCCGTGAGGGTGCCGCCGGGATTGACTGCGAGGTGATATTCCTTGCCCTTGATCAACCCAAAGATGTCAGGAAGCTGCTGTCGCTGGAGCTGACAGGTGCTTGGGTGAACGAGGCGCGTGAGCTGCCCAAGGCCGTTATTGATGGCTTGACCCACCGGGTTGGCCGATACCCCACCAAGCGCGATGGCGGGGCCACATGGCACGGCATTTGGATGGATACCAACCCCATGGATGATGATCATTGGTGGCACCGCATGGCCGAAAAGGAGAAGATGACTGGCCAGTACGCTTGGAAGTTCTTCAAGCAGCCCGGCGGCGTGGTGCCCGTGGATGTTGAAGACCTGCCTGAGAACCCAGAGGCCAATGACCACATCTTTGCGTCGGGCAAGTGGTGGAAAGTCAACCCCAAGGCCGAGAATATCCACAACCTGCCAGCTGGCTACTACCAACAAATGCTGCTTGGCAAGAATTTGGACTGGATCCGCTGCTATGCCGGTGGCGAATACACCTATGTCCAAGAAGGCAGGCCTGTTTGGCCAGAATACGAAGACTCGACCATGTCCGGCGACACCGAAATTGAGCCCAATGTGCCCATACAGATAGGGCTTGACTTCGGATTGACCCCTGCAGCCACCATTGGCCAGCGCTTGCCCAACGGTCGGTGGCTG